CCAATTGGTACATCTGGGCATTTAGCAGGTGACTTAGCCTATGACGGTACAAATTTATATGTTGCTGTCGCTGACTATGATGGTACAACACAGATTTGGAAAACTATCCCTTGGGGTGGATCTACTGGAACTACTGGTGATTGGACTTGGCCAGATGGTGGAACACAAGCATTACTTGGTGGTTCACAAAATTCTTCGATTGATGGACAAAGTCCAGGCGGTTTATTGCTTCATAATGATTATACTGTTACATTGAATGCTGGTGATAAGTATTTAAGCATGAATGCTGATGGTAGTTTAGGATTTAATGGTGGAGGTAGCATCAGCGAAACTCCTGCAGAAGCGATACTTACATTATCACAATTCGGAAATATCCCTTGGACTAACACCAATGTTTATACTAGGATTAGTGAAACTGAATATCAAGCTTTACCAGATGGACCAACTATAACAAGAGATGGTTCAGGCCTTTGGTCACTTGGATATAATGGTACTGATTATTATGTTACTGAAGATCGTCATGATTGGGATCCAACCGCTGCTGGCGTTGGACAAATCCATAGCACGTTATCTGCAGCATCAACTAATATAAGAACTAGTAATAATTCTACATGGGCTTTCGATAACGATAGAACGCTAACACTACCAGCTAATGGAATATTAAGATCTGCTAATGAAACTTTCACATTATACTCACAGCAGCTAAATTCATATACGCGTCAATATCAAGGTCCTACTTCTTGGGGTGTATATCCAGAGGATGATAGTGGTGAGCATGATGCATGGGCTTGGATTGAACTTAGTTTATTCAACAAGGAAAATCCAAAGATCAAATTTGAAACTGTAAAAGCTAGTGATGGTATTATAAATCATTGGGAATTTAATGAACATGGTTCTACTATATTACCATTAGTGATTGGTGGTGATACTTCAATCGGTACAGTATTTAATACAAATCCTCCTGGACATACTTTAACATTAAAACACAATAACGGAGTGAGCGGTGGTAGCGGTGGTGAATTAAAATTTGATTACGGAAATATTAAACTTAAAGTTGTTAAAGATGCTGGTATTACTAAAATATGGGAATTTGATACTGATGGCAGCATAACATTACCAAGCGGTAGCGTTATAGATGAAACATCTACTACATTGGTTTTAACTCCTCCTACAGCATTGGCTGGTCAAGGTTTAGTTATTAGAACAACTGTGGGTGGTGGTTTATCTACTGCTGATACGTTTACTCCTGGTGGATCAGTAACAGTAACATTTACTGACCAAGGATCACATCTCAGTACAGGCGGATATGTAGACGGCTCAGAAAGCAATACTTGGGCTTATACAATTACAGGAATTTCAGAAGCGGATTTAGGTAGTCCACTTACTGGATCTTTCTTAGCCGAAAATTGGGGCATACCATATACTGGTCTAAACACTATAACCTTTAATATTCCTGCTGAGAGCCAAGGTACTGGGTTTACGATCACTCTAGATAAAATAATTACTGACCCTCCTTATTATCTCAGCGGTATTAGTTTAAATGGTGATGGTCGCATTGAGCTCACTGTTGGATCTGTTGTAAATCCTGAAATAAGTCATGTACACTTAACTACTGCTGATCCAACTACCGTTGATTTATACTTGGGTGATGACAATCAATACGTTAAGATTGAAAAAGATGGTGGTGGCGTTGTTATCGGTACTGATGGAAATACTCATCGTTGGACATTTGATAATGAAGGTATTTTAAATCTTCCACAAAACTCCGCTGTTGGTGCTGCAGTAATTCAACCGAATGCAGCTTCTTTTGGCATAAAGCTTATATCTAATGGAAATATTTGGACATATGGAACTGATGGTAGAACTACAATTCCTCATGGTATTAATGGTCCATCAACTGCTCGCGGTTCGGCTGGAGATACTGCAGGCACTATATTAGTTTCAGGCGCTTATTTGTTTTATTGCTATGCAGATTATACTGATGGTTCTACACCTATTTGGCAAAAAGTAGCAATGGATAATACCGATTGGGATTGATAAATGTTTGGTAACTACTTCTATAATCAACATCTTCGCAAGAGCGTAGCCATCTTTGGCACGGTGTTCAATAACATCAATACGTTGAAGGTTGATTCTAACGGAAACGTTCTAAGTACTCAGAAGGTACCACTTGCATATGGTCCAAAACAAAAGTTCTTAGCACGTTTGAAAGAAGAACCTGTGTTGACTGCACCTGAAGTTGCATTACGTTTGCCGCGTATGTCATTTGAAATTACATCGTTGACGTATGATACTTCTGCAAAGATAAACAAGAATAATAAGATTCATGTAACATCTCCAACTACATCTGGTGTTAATACAATCTATACATCTGCACCATATAATTTGCAGATGCAGTTGAATATTATTGGTAAAACACAAGATGAGGTTTTACAAATCACGGAACAGATTCTTCCATTCTTTAACCCTGATTATGTGGTGACTGTTAAAGAGCTTCCAGAATTTAATATTGTAAGAGATGTTCCTATTACGCTTATGTCAATTACTATGGCTGATGACTATGAAGGTGAATTTGAACAAAGGCGTTCATTGATATACACATTAGACTTTAATATGAAAGTCCAATTTTATGGTCCAGTGGCTAAAGATCAAGGTGTTATTAAAGATGCTAAGGTTAATACACGAAACTTTGGCAGTGGAAAGAAATCGTCTAGTATCGAAGTTATTGTTGATCCAATTGCCGCAGGTTCTAATGATAATTATACCATAATTGAAAACAATATACAATACGATGCTGATTTTGGATTTAGTGATTCTTAAAAGTGAATAACATGAAAAGTATAGATAATAATGTAAGTAAGAAAGAAAAGATAGCAGAAGCCCTTAGTAAGAATTTGCCGATATCGGCGACTACACAATCCCTTCCACCGGTCGATGACCTGCAGGTTGACTATGATGTGTCGAGGGAGACATATAATAAGCTTATTGATAAGGGTAATGAAGCTATTGATTTGATGATGGAGCTCGCAAGAGATTCCCAGCATCCACGTGCTTTCGAAGTTTTAGCAGGACTGTTAAAGACACAAGCTGATAATACTGATAAGCTTGCTGACTTACAGAAAAAATTACAGAACCTCCGTGCACCGAAGGGGAAATCACAATCTCCCGAACAGGTGACTAATAATAATGTATTTGTGGGTTCAACTACTGACCTACAACGTTTTATTCTTTCTCAACAGAATAAGAATGCGGTGATAGATGTCAACGACTCCAGCCTCAGCACATCTAAAGAATAACGACTTCGGTTACCTCGGTAACCCTCTCGTAAAGCGGGATGGTGTAGAACAAACGTTCACACAAGACGAGATGCAGGAATACATTCGTTGCATGAATGATGCTTCCTACTTTGCAAATAAGTATATTAAGATTATTAACCTCGATGATGGTTTAGTTCCATTTGAATTATATCCATATCAAGAGGATATGTTCAATCACTTCAATGATAATAGATTCTCTATCGTCCTTGCATGTCGTCAGTCTGGTAAATCAATATCATCGGTCGTATACATCCTTTGGTTTGCAATATTTAAACCAGAACAAACAATCGCTATCTTAGCTAATAAAGGTTCCACATCCCAAGAGATGTTAGGACGCGTTACATTGGCGCTTGAGAACTTGCCATTCTTCCTTCAGCCTGGATGTAAGACGCTTAATAAGAAATCGATTGAGTTCTCTAATAACTCTCGTATCGTTGCATCAGCAACATCAGGCAACTCAATTCGTGGTATGTCAGTTAACTTACTGTTCCTCGATGAGTTTGCATTCGTTGATAATGATGCTACATTCTATACATCTACATATCCTGTAATTACATCAGGTAAGACTACTCGAGTCATCATCACCTCAACCGCAAATGGTTTAGGTAATACATTCCATAAATTATGGGAAGGTGCAGTACAAGGTACTAATGACTTCAAACATTTTCGCGTTGATTGGTGGGATGTTCCAGGTCGTGATGAGGAATGGAGACGTCAAACTATTGCTAACACGTCAGAGTTACAGTTTGACCAAGAATTTGGTAATAATTTCCATGGTACAGGTAATACA